CCATGTGCAGTTGGAACTCAAATCCGTGCTCCGCCTTCAAAAGTTTTGCCTGTTGTAGGGCGTCCAATATTTTGCCCCACTTACCGCCAACCCTCAACTTCTCATAGGTCTCCGCCGAGGCGCCGTCCATGCTGATCCCAAATCTTGTCAGTCTCGACATGATGTGGGGCACCTTCGCATGGAAGTCGGGCAACATCAAACCGTTGGTCAATAGGGAATAATATATGTTATCTTTCCTGGGAGTCTGTGTCATGAAGTGCCTGTACACGTGTGAAGCGAACGGATCTCCGTCTGATCCTATGTGCACAGTTATCCTTTTTCTGAGTCCCTGCAACCATTCGATGATCCGGTCCGCCAATTGTATTCCCTGTATGAACTTTGGTCCATCGCGATGGAATATCAGGCCATTCCTGCAACTGGGGCATCTGAGGTTACAGCTGTCATCTATGGCCAGCCGTAGGTGCTGTATGCCATCTGGCCTGTGTGTGGGCCAGGATCCCTTCTTTATGTAGGCGCACTGGTGTTGATTGCAGTACCTGTAGGTGCCGTCATCTATGCTGTCCTGCAGGTGCCTGTGCATGGCAGACCCGATGATCTCCGACAGTGGCTGGACCTGCAGGTTGCCTATGCTCTGCGGCAACCACGCGGTGCACTCACAGGCGTAGCATGAGCCCTGCTTGTCTATGAGTATGGTGTCCCATGGCCTGGAGCAGTTGCCCTTGATCCCCAGGTCCTTGTGGATGTCTATGCCGTAGTGGTCGAATAGGCGTTTGTCAATCATCATTTGCGGGGATCGGTGATCATGTCCAAGGTCAGCGGCCGATCCTCGTCTGGTTTCTGTGCGGGCGCCGGCCGTGTTTTCCGACTGCGCCTGCGCTGGTCTCGTTCCTGTTGTTTCTGCATCTTCTTGGCACCTCTGGTGCTCTTGTAGTCGTAGTGTATGCCCATGATGTCGCCTCCGTTAGTTGTAATTATTCGTCTGCGACCGCGTGTAAAAAGTTTACCAAATGCAACGATTAAGTGTTGCTATTTAGATAAATATGCCGTACAATCCAGAGCGATCGCCAGGCCAGTGATCGCATACACAATCATATAGGAACACAAGGAGAAAAATCTATAATGAAAATAACAAAGAAGAAGACGGCTATAGGTGCGGCCATAATCATCGCACTCATAGTGATCGGTTTCATAATGAAGCCCAAGCCAGCGGAAGCGGCTGACATGACGGTGTTTGGGGAACTGAACTACATGCTGTCAAACAACGAGGACGCCAATGGCGTTTCAACATCCAAGGCGGAGAACAACGGTTCATCGATCGGTGTGGACTTCGCACAACCACTGTCTGAGGGCGTGGACGGATTCGCCACCCTTGAGGTGGACATCGACGCGGACGACTCGGGTTCAAACCCATTTGACTCCAAACTGGCCTTCGCCGGTGTGGACATGGGCACCGCCGGAATCATATCAGCGGGTAGACAGAACTCAGTGTTCAAGGGCGCGGTGACATCTAAGACAGATGTGTTCCCAGAATACGGAAACGCGGCCGCACAGAAACTGTTCAGCAGGGACTCACACACAGTGATCTACTCGAACACCTTCGGTGCAGTTAAGTTGGACAACTTGGTCAAGGTCGACGGCACAACCGGCAAGTCGGGTGTTGACGTCTACGAGACGGCGGCCAGCATGGACATCAGCGACAGCCTGAACGTGGGTGTCGCCTACAGCGATGACAAGGTCAACGAGATCCAGTACACAGGTGCCGGTCTATCATACAGCCTGTCTGACGCGACCACGATCGGTTACAACCACACAATCAAGGACGTGGAGTCTACCAACACAGAGACATCGGCCAATGACGTTGTGGTATCGCACGTGATAGACAACACCACATACTCGGTGGGCTACGGCAAGATCGAGGATGGAGCACAGTACAGCACGTTCGGTGCCGAGAAGAAGATCGGTGAGAACTTCAGCGTGTACGGTGCGATCGAGATGACCGACCCAGCGTCTGGCGTTGACACGCAGGATGCCGCGGCGGGAATCAAGTTCACGTTCTAGTCTGAATAACGTTCAAGCCGGCGGAGATCTGAGAAGGTCAAGGTCGGCTTTACGCTTTTACGCTAGTCGCGTATTTTTTTAACTTACGCTATTTTTTATCGCCCAATTATCATATTACCAACAATGTCAATGCTAATTAATTGTATGGCTTTGACAAAAGAATATCACGAACTGCTAAAAAAAATGCATGTGAAAAAACCAAAATGGGGTCGTAACTTCAGAGACAGAGATATACCCAAAATGATGAAAGAGGCCATAGAAACTTTCGCTCCAAAAAGCATTCTAGATTTTGGATGCGGTGCTGGTGTTTTGGTTAACAAGTTGAAACATTTGTATCCTAATATCAACGTTACAGGGTGGGATCCTAGGTTTGAAGGAGACATGCCAACAGAAGTGGACATGATAATATCAACCGATGTTCTAGAACATGTGGAACCGACCCTCGTTCAAGAAACTTTAATAGATCTGGGAAAAAGATCTAAAATATGCCAATATCATTTAATTGCTTGTTTCAAAGCCGTTGCGATATTACCCGACGGTAGGAACGCGCACCTCACAGTAAGGACACCAGACTGGTGGCAGGTCGAGTTGAAACATACCAGGATGGACAAATTCAAAGAAGACGCGTATGCCCATTTAGTGGATGTACCCGACAAAGATCCTTTGGCTACTACCTATTACGAGTGTATATTAAAAAAATAATATAGATTTATTCTGATTTACCAAATAAAAAGCCATTACGTGCTATGTGTTTGGCACCATCGTTTTTCGATAAGACTTGAATTTGTTTAGAATGGTTATCAATTATTGAATAACCTTTTTGTCCTAGCAGATCCGTCCAGTATTCTGTTGGCTGGCAGTTTACATGGTGCCAACCCCGCTGTCCTGGAACAGCGTGTGTCATTAATATCCATTTTCCATTGGTCAGCGTGTCAATTAAATTTGAAACATACTTTTTATCCACATGTTCTACAACCTCAATACATACTGTCAAATCAACTGGTTTGAGGAAAGGACCGTTGACTAGGTCATGTTGTATTGTCGGCACTACCGCATTTTCAACATTTTCTGGGAGGCCCTCGACCGCTGTCACTTCGCATCCTTGCTCAACAAACCATTTGGCAGTATGGCCTTGACCGGATCCAATATCCATAACAGTTTTAATTTTGAGATTATCTAAACAATATTTGAAAGCAGAAGCACTAAAGCAGGCAGGATCACCTTCAGCAAAATTGCCACCTAGATGGGGAAATTTCTCGTCTGTTACGTAATTTGACATAAGAATACTTATGTTGTTTCGTTGTCTAAGATTTTTTTATAGTAGCTCGCAAGGCCTGGAAAACTTTGAAGATTACTCGACGACATTTCTTTTCGTTTGCCTTTCCCTGACCAAATGTATGCATCTTTATTGTAAACGTGATTGCTGTAGGTTCTTTCAACTGGTGCAAAGTAGTTGTCAATCAACATAGAGTCCATTACATCTTGATCGAGATACCAAGCAAATTTTTTTTGATTTGAAAGCCTAACTACTATTTCATGTCGTGCTCTATCATTACTCGAAAAAACCACAGAGTATCCTATTGTTTTGTAATCTCTGGTGTTTGGTTCACCCCACACGTTTACCCACGATTGTGATGTGATCTTCTCATAATCGTCTTCAGAAAGATCTTTATGAAGCACACTGTCCGAATCAACGCACCATACCGGTACCTGGTCTTCAAACAGGTTTACAACTTGTCGGAATCTGTCACAAACCCAAAATCCTTTTTTTGAGTCTAGATCTTTTGTGTATTCTAACGGAGTCGGCTCTGTAGAACACTCTACGCCTTTTTTTTGACACCATTCTACATCTCGGTCTACGCCATCGTAAATGTGTACCCTTACATTGGCCCATGGAGCGTGTTGTCTAACACTCATGATAAAAATCTTAGTCCATTTGTTAAAAAAGACTGTGTCGGAGGCGCAAAAGAAGCCTTTTTTATTTGTCTTGTTGATCATATTTTTTACATCAATCTTAAATTTGTCTTTCGGTTGATCAATCTCATTGTCCAATCTTTCTCGAGATCCCAGTTGTGCTTACGCTTCCTGTCTCGAGATGTTTTTGGGTCACCAGTTTTATCATCATGATAAAAGGTAAAGGATTTTTTGAAGTCAAATCCATAGAGGTTAAGTTCTGATGGATTGGCCTCTACACACATATAGAATGCGGTGGCTCCTGTAGAAGGCCAAGATTTGTGTCTAGTATACCCTATTTGTTTCTTTAAAAAATCAAATTTTTCTTTTGGAAAAAAGTAATCTGTGTTTGTTGAAGGAGTAAAGTTTTGTTTTTCTTCTCCGGTCATAAAACTTGGATTGAAACAGTGACCTGTGTGTATCTTTGTTACTTTGCTAGGTAATTTATCATCGGATGTGGCCCACTCTGGCATACTGAAGAACAACACATCTGTTTTGTTACCATGGCTTTCTGTACCACACAGGTTTGGTCCTAAATTAATTCTACAAACAATGTCATGACTATCTATGTCTGTGCCTTTGTGTTCATATAGCAAAGATTCGGCATTCCCTACTAATGCTACCGTTTTATTTTTAAACATAGATTCTAAAATAAATGACATGTGGATATTTAAGTTTAAATACTTTTGTTATGAATTTCTCAAAAACTTATACAGATTCTGTTAAAATTGGAGCCAACTATCATGCCACTCATCCCAAATGGACAGGTCTAGGCACAGCTCAATATCAAAAACAGATAGAAGTGTTACGTGATAGGTATGGTGTTCGTACGGCTTTAGATTTTGGGTGCGGCAAAGGACAGCAGTACTCAGAACAGCATTTTGATAAACAGGTCGGTATCGAAGTCACACAATATGATCCATGTATTCATGGTTTAGATAAATGGCCTGAAGGCAAATGGGATATGGTATGGGCCTTCGATTGCCTGCCCATGGTCCCCCGGAAAGATTTACCTTGGTTATATGGAGAGATGCGTTCGTGGGCCAGCCATGTCATACTTGTTGCCGCACAATTAGGAAGACCTCCAAAGATGAGTAAGCAGAAAGCATACTCCTATGTTGACATATCAAAAAAATGGCAGGACATGTGGTGCGGGGGAGTAGAAAAATGGACAGCGCCAAAGTTTCATTTGATTAACAACTTTGAAGAAGTGGGCCATCCCCCTTCTCTTTAAAATTACACTTTTACAAAAACTACTTCTTTTTAACGCTTCGCGTTATTTTCTTAATTTACGCTTTTTTGATAATTTACGCTTCCGCTCTTCGGAAGTAATGTACGGTTCTTGTGTCTCTAGACCTGCCCTTACCTATCTTGAATTCCTGTCCATACATCTTTCTAAATGAGGCAATCATCGCCATTGCGTGATCCTTGTGTCTGGGTTTGGTTAATTTCTGTGTTTCATATATGAGCACTCCGTCCTCGGCAGTTAGGTTGTAATATTCCTTTGCAATACTATCTGTGTTCATACCATCTATGTCGGCGACCTGTATGGTCATCGCGAAACTGTATATGACGTCAAACTTTTCTGTGTTTGATTCACAGAACTCCTTGAATCCTTTCTTTATCCAGACAACGTTGCTGGGTTGTGGCACCGGCTCTGCGTAAGGTTCCACACCAACTGCTGACTTGAACAGATGAGCAAGTTGTGCAGTGAACTTGCCATTGTTTGCTCCGGTGTCCAGCAGTGTCTTGTCTTGACCACAGTATAACTTCAGGTCAAAGAGCTCTATACGTTCCTCTACGTTGTTTCCTATCTTGCTGTGTTGATATTGATCCCAAGCGTTGAGGTTCTCTGCTTCACTTTTCTTCATAACGTCCTTTCGGCGGTGGCGTAATTGTAGTGTTACTTATTTCGTGCCTCAAGTGTTGAAGAAATATGTCGTTGTCGTGTTGTGCGAAGCTCTCTGTGAACAAACTGTTGAACTGGTCCTCCCTGTCACAACCACGTGGCCATGCACGTTCAAAGTCGATGAGGTTGAGATTCAATCCATCCACCATCATCATGCTGAGGCAGTAACCTTGCCTGTCATCGTCCGGTGACCATTGGTATGTCACGTCTACTCCGGCCTCGTCGAGGTCTTGTACGATTTGTTCTGCGTGTTGCAGGTAAGTGTTTCTCTGATCCTGGGCAAAGTGTCTGAAGGGGTATCCCACCCACGACATCTTTATAGACAACTTTTCTGGATCACTGTCTAACAGTTTTGGGAACCTCGGACTATGCTTAAGGCGTTCGAGGCAGGTGACTTCCCTGTAGAAACAAAGTTCTAACGAGTCCCTCAACGGGTCTATTTCCATCCTGAACTTTGGCTTCCTAGGTCTGAATTGTTTGATCACGTAGCCTTGATCCGGATAACATTCCGTCAAACACGTTTCTCCTTTGCTTCTGTACATAGGAATATTTAATCTATGTACTTTTCTAATCGAAATCCTTTGGAATCATAGCACTCCACGTAGTCGGAGTTGTTTGAATGCCTTACCGTGCCTTGACCCCACACAACATCGTAATCGCTGTAGGCAAATGCTCGTTTTATGGTTACGTCGATATATTGGCCGTTACCTACGCCCAATGTTAGGAATGTCACATACCTACCCTTGTCTCCACGGAACACCCTGCCATTGGCTATCATGCCCGCGAACTCTACCTTGTCGAGATATAGTTCTCTCACGTACATGCCGGGCATGAAATCTTCATGGCTCCACCAACCATACTTCCTGTATTGGAATTCTGGAGTGTCCCACTTGTCGGATTTGCTCGGTGTGACAACATCTATGCCGACACGTTTGGCCTCCGTCCTGTAGACCCAACGTTTGTAAGAGCCCTGGCAGTGTTTTAGACAAGACTTCCAGAACTTCTTGGGGTTGTGTGCTTTCTGGTATGCCAGTGCCCATATCAGTCTACCCAAATTTACAGCGTGTGCCCTACACAATCCAAAACCAGACAATGATTGTAGCATCGTGATGATCTCGTCCTTGCGTGGGTGGTCACCTAGTCTTGTTATGAACTCCATGATCCTTTCCTCGTTCTTCTTGGCGAACGCTCTACGATACATGTCAGCCTCGTACTTGTCTATGCCCAACACTTCAGATATCCTGTCTATGGCATCATCCTCGTACACTATTGTGTCACTCATACGCTCTTTACTCCAGTCATGGAACATGGTGGCTTTCTTACGTCCCGACACCGCCACCGGCCTTATCAGTGCAGTTCCGAACACACAGTCTTTAACGCTCTTTGGTTTTATCGCCCTGAACAGTCTCCTCATGGCCGGGCTCTCTGCCTGCGTCACTCCCAGCACGTCGCCCCTGCACAAAAGTTCCGAAGTAGCGGAGTCCTCTTCGGGGTAGTCCGTCAGTTTCCGTGTGGGGTCTATCTCTATGAGTTGCGACAAACCACGATTGGCTAAAATGTCCACCTTGAGGTGTTCCAGGTCCTCTACTTCGTTCTTGTCTAACAGTATTTGGTTTTCCGCCGTGAACAGGCTTTTTGGTAGTTGTCTTTGAAACATCAGTATTCCTCCACAGTGTTTTGATATGCATCTCTTCTTGCCTTTCAGTTTGTTCTCGATCCGTTTGGCTTCCTTGGTGTCTATGCCTAGCGAATCATATGTGAACCTGCGGGGTAGGTTGCCCTTGACTCCAAGTCGCTTTGCCGCTTCACGCCTTGCTGACTTATCCTTGTAGAGCACGTAGTTGGATATCCTAGCACTGCGTCCGGGCCACTTCTTGAAGATCCTCTGCATGACCTCTTCCTGCTTGTGATGGGGGAAATCTATGTCCACATCAGGTAGGTCGTCCCTGTTCGGGTTGAGGAACCTAGCCACGGGTATGTCCCACTCCACTGGGTCCACATCCGTTATGCCCAACAGGTAACAGACCAATGACGAACCAGCCGAACCACGTGTCATGTGTGGTATGTCCTTTGTCATTGCTATGATGTCACATATTTGTATGAAGTAGTCTACGAAACGTAGTTGAAGGATGATGCGAGTCTCCTCGGCTAGCCTATGCGTGTATTCTTCTGTGCCTGGACATTGCCTGATGAATCTATCGTACAGCCTTGCTATGTCGTTCAGTTCCTTGTCTTTCATTTGCCTATGCTTTTGTGTTTGCCTGTTATTGCCTTGAGCAGGAATATTTATCTGCGTAGATTATGAAGTGGCGATTTTTTGACGTAATCGATTTTTGGGTGTGTCTATGTTTCTCTTGTCGCACACGTTACTGATCACGCATTGGTCACACAACGGGGATCTAGATCTACACACCAACTTGGCATGCGTTATCAGCCACATGTGGGCACCGTACTTGTACTTGCTGGGAGTGGTGTTGTTGACTGTGACAGATGCCTTGCCTTCGTCTAATGAATCTGCCCAACCCAATCTCCACAGCATACGGAACACGTGTGTGTCCACTGCTATGTGTGGCTCGCCAAACACAAACCTCATCACGATGTCAGAGCTCTTACGTCCAACCCCCGGCAGTGTCATCAGTTCCTTCTGTGTGCTGGGCACACGTCCGTTGAACTTCTCCAAAAGCATCTTGCTGGTGGCCAGTATGTTCTTAGACTTGGAGTTGAACAGTCCCGCGGGTCTTATGGCTTCTATGATCTCTTCTTGTGTGAGCTTCAACATGTCCTCGGGTGTATCGGCCAATGCGAACAGTTGCCTGCAGGCCACTGCCGTCCTCTTGTCTTGCGATTGTGCCGACAGCATCACACCTATGAGGCTGGTGTATGCCTTTGAATGAATTTTTGCTTTAGGTTTCTTGTTTGAGTAGTTTGGGTATAGGGCACTCAACTTCTCATAGATGTATTCAATGTCGTTACTGTTCTTCATCTGAGTGTAACTCGTTGAGCAGTTGTCTCAGTTTGCCACCTTCCACGGTGGCCTTCACTTTGCCTATGGTGTCGCCCTTGGTTGGATCAGGCACATCATCTCTGGCATCCTTAGGTGTGCCATCACCGGTTACCTTGGATGTTTTCTTGAGGTTGTCGTATATGGTACTTCTCTGCTTGTCAAACTGTTTGTATTCAGGATCGTCCGCTAGGTCCCTGATCCTTAGACTGTCCACGTCAAACTCCAAGTCTACCTTCTGTCCAACTCCTGAACTTGATCTGGTCTTCATGAACTGTATCTGATATCTACCACGCTCCTTCATTGCCCTTGATGTGAATATACCTATCACGTTGTCTGCTGTCTGTATCTTAGACAGTCCTCCTGAAATGTGACTGTGGTCAAACTCGATCTCTTCTACCGAAGCCCTGTTCAACTGTGATGCCGTTGCCAACACACACTGTTTCTCCACGACCAAGTTCCTCAGTTCTTCAGACACGTACTTGTCTTTTATGAACAGATCCGCTGGTGATATCTTCTTGCTCTTGGGCATCATGAGATCCAAGTAGTCGATCAAGATACAGTCAATCTTCTTCTTTGATTTGAGCTCCAGTTCCTTGAGATACGTCCTCACGTCCAGCACGTTGCTTCCACTGGGCAGGTACTTGATCTGTAGCAGTCCGGACTTCTTGGCCAACATCTTGACCTTCATCTCCACGTTGTCTATCTCTGGGAAAACCCGCTTGGTTGGAATGTTGGTCATCATGGCGTCCAGCCTCATGGCCGTCAGTTGTTCACTCAACTCGAATGATATGTAACAAACGTTCAGACCAGCCTGTGCCCAGTTCACCGCAAGATTCTGTAGGAACAAACTCTTTCCTGCTCCTGATCCACCAGCAAAGATGTTCAGTTCCCCACGGTTGAAACCGCCAAACAGTTTCTTGTCCAGGTTCTGCCAGCCAGTGCTGATCTGTCCGTTGTTGTCCTTGAGGGCCTCAAGTC